ATATATCAAATTCTTTAGGTAAATGGGTTTATTTTAAAGATCCAGCTGATACTTCTTTAATTTTGGCTTCACAAAGTGAATATATAATTTCACCTAAAGTGGTATTTGAAACAGATGGTGACACAGATCCAAAGGCATATTGTACTATAAATTCTACTTCTAATTCTATAAAAGATATTGTTATATTAGATATAGGAACAAATATCAGTAGAGCGAATGTTTATTTACAAACAACATTTGGTTCTGGTGCTAACCTATATGCTATAGTTCCGCCCCCAGGTGGTCATGGTTTTTCACCACAAAATGTTTTAAATGTTAAAGGTATGTGTATTTCTTTTGGTTTTGCTAATAATGAAGGAAACACTATTATAACATCCAATACTGTTTATAATAAAATTGGAATTATTAAAAATCCTTATGCTTTACAAGCCAACACCAATAAGGGCAGTCGTTATTATTCTAACACTTTTAGTCAAGTATTAAAAGCAAACGTTAATCCTTCTAATACATTTAATGTTGGAGAAACAGTTATAGGTGCAAACAGTGGTGCTAGAGGTGTTGTAGCCTTTTCAAATTCAACTCAACTATATTTGGTAGGTGATAAGAATTTTTCTAATGGCGAATATATAGGAAACACATCATTCACATCTATTACACAAATTACAATTAATGATATTGGTGATATTTACACCAAAGATATTTCTCCTTTATATATACAAAACATAAATAATGTAAACCGATCAAACACTCAATCTGAGTCTTTTAAAATAATTATACAGGTATAAGAAATGGCATTAGAAAAAGATCTAAACATTCCACCATATTATGATGACTATGACGAAAATAAAAATTACTATCGTATATTGTATAGACCTTCTACTGCTGTTCAAGCAAGAGAATTAACTCAATCTCAAACTATTTTACAAAATCAAATTGAACGTTTTAGTAATCATGTATTCAAAGATGGTTCTATTGTTGATGGTGTAGGTATTTTATATTATCCCAATACACATTATATTTCATTAGATGACACAATTTATCACTCTAATGGTGTTGCTTCTTCTTTGTTTCCTACAGATTTAGATGAAACTTACTTAGTAACAAACTCAGAAGATTCTAATACTGCAGTTAGAGCCGTTATTAAGATTGCTAAAGATGGTGTCAAGTCAAATCCTCCAAATACAAATAGATTTTATTTAGATTATACTTTTACAGGAACAGATATAGATGGTAATGACGTAAACAGATTTGCTCCTGGTGACACTTTATACATATATAATTCTTTGCAAAATAAATTTAGCACTTTAGATGCTAATAACAAATTATATTATGTTAATACTTTAACGTCTAATGGTACATTTACATCCAACGGTTATGCTTATTTAATAGGATGTTCTGATGGTATTATTTACCAAAAAGGTTTTTATTCAAAAGTAGATAGACAAGTAATCACTGTCAGAGATTTTACAACTAACGTAAATGCTTATGTTGTTGGTTTTGATACCATTGAAAATATTGTAGATGAAAATGATGATTCTTCTTTATTAGATAATGCATTAGGATATTCTAACGAAAATGCTCCTGGTGCACATAGACTACAACTAACACCTACTTTGGTTGCAAAGTCAAGAACAGATGTGGCAAATAACAAGAACTTCTTTGCTATCGTTGAGTTTGATGGTAATGAACCAGTTAAACAAAAAGAAAATACAGAACTTGCTGCACTTGAGAAGTACTTTGGTAATAGAACATATGAAGAATCGGGAGATTATGTAGTTGTTCCTTTCCAAGTTGAAACTCGTGTTAATGCTGCAAACTCACAATCATTTTTATATGAAGTTTCTCCTGGTATTGGATACGTAAGAGGTGTTAGAGTTGAAACAATTGGTACATCAAGAATAGAAGCACCAAGAGGGATTCAGACTAGAGTAGCACAAAATCAAATTGTTACAGCAAATTATGGCAATTATGTAATTTGCAATCAATATCTTGGACAATTTGATTTTGAACAATTATCAGAAGTTACTTTATACGACCAACCTCAAAATGCAATTTCTGAATATGAAGGAATTTCTTCTTCTCCTTCAGGAACTGTTGTTGGTTATGCAAATATCAGAGCAGTGGTTTTTGAAGAGGGTACTCGTGGTCTTCCTACTGCCAAATATTATGTTTATCTGTTTAATATCAGAATGAATTCTGGTAAGAATTTCTCAACTGATGTCAAGAGCATTTATACTGATGGTGCGTTTGGTAAAGCAAAAGCAGATATCGTTCTTGAAAACGGTCTAGCAATAATCAAAGAATCAAATAAGTCTGCTTGTTATTTTACAACAGGACTGAATGCTGTTAAAAGATTGACAAATAACACAGGAATTGGTGATACCAGTTTTATTTACAATCAGATTAAATCTGGTACTATGGCAGCAGACGGAACGGTCACTCTGACTATTGATACTGCTGCAACAGGTGCATCAACAGAAAGATTGAATTCAACTTCTGGTTCAACAATAACTGGAAGTTTACTAGAAGATTATCAAATATACCTTTCTGCAAATGCGTATACTGCAAACCTAACAAACGATATTTCTATTACTGCTAGTGGTACTACTATTACTGGTAACAACACGTTATTTGGTACAGAACTAGAAGCAAACTGCAACATTAGAATTTATGCCAATTCTACTCAGACATATATCAGACGTGTTGTCTCTATTGCTAGTAATACTCAATTGACGATTGATGCTGCTTTACCACAAACCAATGCTTCAGCAAAATATCAAAGGTTTTATGTTGGTGGAACCCCAATTCCCCTGCAATCTGTTTCTATCAATTCAAATACATCGTTTACTGCAAATACGAGCATCCCAACTGCATCATTTGATTCTGGAAGTCAAACTGTATATTGTTCATATCCAGTAAATAGAAATCAAGCAACTGCAATACCAAAGGTTATTAATAAATCACGATATGTCAAGATTGATTGTTCTAACAATGTTGCCAATACTCTTGGTCCTTGGGATTTGGGATTCTCTGATGTACATAAGATCAAGAACATCTATGTTGGTACAACATATGCCAACACCAATCCAGAAAGATCATCTTGGTTCGTGCTAGATAATGGTCAAAGAGATTCAATTTATGATCATGGCAGACTTTCTGTTATACCACAATATGCATCACAAATTACAGGATCAACTAAACTTCTTGTGGAAGTTGACTTCTTTACTGCCAACACAACTGCTTCTGTAGGGTTCTTCTCTGTAGAATCTTATCCAATTGACGATGCCAACACAGCAAACACAAATGCTATTCAGACAATTGAGATTCCAAGATATCAACAGATTGATCTAAGAAATGTTGTTGATTTTAGACCTCTAAAATACAATACTGCTAATACATTAGCAACAGCAATTGCAGATGCTACTGTCAACCCTGCTGTTTCTAACAGTTCGTTTAATGTTCCTGCAGTTGGTCAATACTTTATTGCCCCTGATACAAACTTTACAGCAGATTTTGAATACTATCTTCCCAGAAGAGACCTAGTTGTCCTTGATCCAAAAGGAACATTTAGTGTTAAGCAAGGAGTACCATCAGAAACTCCTGTTGCTCCATTCGTAGAAGCAGATCAATCAGCAATTGCCGAGTGTTTTGTCCCTGCTTACCCAACAGCAACAAAAAGAGAATTTGAAGTATATGGTCCAAATATTGCTTCTACTAGAATCAATCTAAGAACAAACCGTCGTTATACAATGCAAGACATTGGTGCTCTTGATCAAAGATTGAAAACAGTTGAATACTATACTGTGTTGAATGTGTTGGAGCAACAAGCAAGGGACTTAACTGTTCCTGATGCTAATGGTTTGGATAGATTCAAAAACGGAATCTTTGCTGATCCTTTCAATTCCCACAATAATGGCAACGTCACAGATTATGAATATAGAATTGCTATTGACCAGGATGAAAAAGTAGCAAGACCATACTTCACCAAGCATGATGTAGATTTCAAGTATGTTTCTGCAAATTCTACAAACACTCAACAATCAGGACCGATTGTAACTTTACCATACACAAGCGCTAGTTACATCAGACAAAGATTTGCAACCAAGATTAGAAATGCTACTGAAGCACAGTGGCAATGGAACGGATTGATTGATCTGTATCCGTCTTATGATTTCTTTAGAAATGAACAGGTAACTCCAAATATCAATGTTAATATTGATAATTCTACTCCATGGGAACAATTTGCCCAGTCCCCTTTTGGAACACATTTTGGAGATTGGAGAACGATTTCCCAATCTACCACATCTGTAGAATCTCAAATTGCTATCCTAAACCCCGGTCAGACTGAAGTAGCACCCATTGGTTTATTTCAAACAACAACTACCACCACGTCCAATCAACAAAGAACAGTATCCAATCTTATTGTAAATCCACTAACAGAAAATTATAATTTGGGATCATATGTCAGGGACGTTTCTATTCAACCATACATGAGAACAAGATTAGTTGCGTTTATTACTTACTCTATGAAACCAAACACAACTCTCCATGCATTTTTTGACGGAGTTAATGTTGATGCACATTGTATTCCTGGTGTTATCAATACCAACGTCAACATCAATTCTGTGCAAGCAGGACAAGAAAACATAATTGTTAATCCTGCTGCAAATGCAAAATATGGTGATCCTCTGGTCTCAGATGCTAACGGATTTGTTTGTGGATTGTTTAGAATACCAGCAGACACCTTTAGAGTTGGTGACAGAGAATTTCTACTAACCAATGTCAACGACTTGACAATTGGTGCAGACGCTCAAATAACTAGAGGAAAGGCAACATATACTGCAGACAGTCTTGCTGTTACAAGAGGATCAACGACAGTAAGTATCAAACAACCAAGACTAACAATGGGAAGAAGAACAGAGTCCCAAACGACCGTATGCACTGATACTTCAATTAGTTCAAGAAGATACGATCCAATTGCGCAGTCGTTTTCCATAGAAGGTCTGCCTAACGAAGTAACAGGAGCATTTTTAACTCAAGTTGGGGTATTCTTTCAATCCAAAGATAACAATCTAGGATGTAATATTTACATATGTGAAATGGAAAACAATGTTCCAAACACAAATAAACTACTAGGCAAATCATATCTACCATCAGCATCTATCAACACAAGCACAGATGGAACCGTTGAAACTATATTCTCATTAGAATACCCCCTATATCTACTAGATAAAACAGACTATTGCTTTATAATTCATCCTGAAGGAAACAGTCCTGAATATAATGTATGGGTTGGTGAAACGGGTGGTTTTGATGTTGCAACAAACGAACAAGTGTTTTCTAATCCATATTCTGGTCTAATGTTCGTTTCTGCAAACTTCAGAACTTGGTCTGCAATACAAAAAGAAGACATCAAGTTTAATCTTTATAGAGCAAGATTTACTCAAACATCTGGCATAGCGGTATTCAAGAATGAAGATGATGAGTTTATCTCTGTTGATGGATTCACTCGTGCAAATAGTTCTCTTGGTATTGATGTTGGCGATATTGTTTATACTGTTAACTCAGCAGCAAACACTGCTAATGTTGATAGTATAGTTTCTAATACCCTGTCGTCCAAGGTGTATGGTAGAATTCAATATTTTGATGAGGCAGCAGGAACTCTGTGGTTAGATAGTTCAACTGCCAACAGTTCATCTTATTTCTCAAATACAACAAACAAAACTATAGCAATATATCGTGTTCCTGATCCAGCAAACGCAACATATATCGTTGCTAATAACCTTGTGTCATATGCGAACATCGTTACAGTTGATAATCTTAAATATCACACTGTAGTACCAAAGTTTGGTGTTATTGAACCTGCAAGAACAAGATTAGAATTTAGTTTTGCTGGTACCTCTAACACAAACATCAAAGACGTAGCATATGTTGGTACAATCAACGAATATGATTATCAATACAATGACTATGAACGTCATGCTATGTCAAAATCAAATGAAATAAATTCTCTATCTTCAAACAAATCAGGAGAATTTAGAGTTAATCTAACAACAACAAACGATCTGGTTTCTCCTGTAATTAACCTTTCAAGAAAATCTATGTTGTTTGTTGAGAACAAGATTAACAATGACTCTACCAACGAACATCTTAGAACTGGTAATGCAGAAACAAAGTATGTTTCCAAGAAAGTCATACTTGCTGATGGTCAGGAAGCAGAAGATTTGAATCTATATCTAACTGCATATAGACCATCTGATACTGATATTGAAGTTTATGCAAAGTTCTGGAATAACCAGGATGCACAACCATTTGATGATAAGGTGTGGACCAAACTACAATATGCTGATGGTGGTGAATTTGTTTATGGTTCACAGACCAATACTTCTGATTATAGAGAGTATAAGTTTACTGTACCATCTACAAATGATGTACCTTACGGGGCATTTGCCAATACTGGATTTGATATATACAACCCACTGGGTGGTGGTGTTTCTATTCAGTCAAGTAATACCGTGATTACAGCAAAACAACACTCATTTAATGCCAATACTGATGTTAATAATACAGATGAAACAATTGCAATCACAAATGCAAATACATACTTCAAAGTTGGTGATCCAATAACATATACTGTTGCTGCTGGTAATACTGCAATTTCAGGTCTAACTGCCAATGTAGTTTATTATGTGAGTTTTGCTAATACGACAAGAATAGCAGTTGCTTCAACAAGAACAGGTGCAAATATTAATCTGACTGCATCATCAACATCAGAAACTGGTCATTGGTTCACAGGAACATATTTTCTAGAAGACTTTACTGTTGGTGATAGAATTAGAGTTGTTGCTGATGATTATTTTGCAATCAGAACAATATCTTCTATTTCAAACAATACATATATGACAGTTGATACTGGATTAGAACAGACAAATACAGCAGCGGTATACTATGTATTCCAGCAATCTCCTAACGATGGAATTGTAGAATATACAAACTCTGACAACTCAAGATTTATTGGGTTCAAGGAATTTGCAATTAAGATTGTATTGCTGTCATCCAATCCTGTCAGAGTGCCAAAACTAAACGATGTTCGTTGTCTGGCATTACAAATATAGCACACTTGGTTTTAAAAAGGAATAAATAATGAAAAGAACTGATGGATTTGTCAGAGACCCAAACAACCATGGAGCAGTATTGAATACTGATAATGCTGCTCTACAAGCATACAAAAGTAAAAAAGCACATCAAAAGAACATTAATACCAAACTAAATGATATTGACAATCTCAAGGGAGAAGTCAAAGAGATAAAACAGATGCTAAACCTTATTTTAGAAAGATTAAAGTAGAATGACTGTTTCTGTAGCAAACACTTCTAATACCAGTACTTTTCAATTTTGGTTGGATAGAACCAATGAATTAGCAGATGCTATGACAACCAAATCAATTACTGTTGATTCAAATACTGCATCTGGTAATGCTGCTGTCAATGGTACGTTTACTGCAACAACACTAACTGCCAATACTTTAAGAGGTGGTAATAATACTACCTCCACAATATTAACAATTTCTTCTAATGTTATTATAAGTACAGGTAATAATTTTACTGTAGGTAATAGCACAGTTAATACATATATTACAAATGCTTCTGTCTCTACTAATACATATATTTCAGTTGGTAATTCTACTGTCAACGCATATATTAATAGTACATCTCTATCATTAGGTAATTCTTCTGTTAATACATCAGTTAATACAACTGCAATTGTTTTGGGTAATTCTTCGGTTAGTGTTTCTATTAACTCAACCAGTATTAATTTTAGCAACGGTAGTATTTTACCATCTTCTGTTAACACTCAAACATCAGGACTGTCAACACAAACTATTGATTCTCTAAATCTTTCTTTGTTTAGAGGTGCAGATTATATTATTACAATAACAGACAATAATGCTAATGCTTTTCAGATAAGTAGAGTTTTAATGATACATGATACTGGAAACACATATATTTCAGAATATGGAATCATGTATACTAACAACCAGTTAGGTGTGTTTTCATCTGATGCTAATGCAACACATAGTAGATTGCTTATTGCACCAACTTCATCAAATACACAAATTAAGACTGTAAGAATAACACTACCAATATAAAGGTTAAAATGGCTACCAAAGCTAATTTAGTTATAGATCAAGGTACTACGTTTTCATCTACTTTATCATTAAAAGATGATATAGGGGATATTTTAAATTTAAATGGTTATTATGCCAATTCACAAATGAGAAAATGGTACACTTCTACTAGCGCAACAGCCACTTTTACCACTTCTATTAATGTAAGTAGTGGTGAAATTACTTTGTCTTTATCTGCCAATACAACTTCAAATATAACTTCTGGAAGATATGTTTATGATGTAGAAATAACAGAGCAATCTACAAACACTGTTTCTAGAATCGTAGAAGGAATTGTGACTGTTACTCCACAGGTTACCAAATAATGACAAATGTAGTAGTTGCTAAAAAAAGAATAATTAATGTTTCAGTTAATACTACAGCAGGTATTATTGATACCAGTCCTCCTGTGACTTTGAAAAATGTGCCAGTGCTCACAACTAATTTTAATAACAGATTGGATTCATTAAACGATGTTTATGCTAACAATGAAATAAATGGTGCTACTTTAGTATATGATTCTTCTACAGATTTATACAAAGTAGAAAAATTAAATATTGAAAATGTTGTTGGAGCAATTAATGGCGGAGAATTTTAAAATATAAATAAGTAATAAAAAGGAATTTCTATGCCTAATTTAATTCAGATTCGCAGGTCTCTAACCACGGCAATACCAGCATCGTTGGCAAACGGTGAACTTGCGTTTACTGCTAATGGTGATGTCCTCTATATTGGTTCTAATGGTGGTATTGTTGCTATTGGTGGCAAAAGAAATCCTGGTACACTAACAGCAAATCAAGCACTGGTTGCAAACTCAACGTCTGGTATTGATAAGATTATAGTTGCTAATGCTGCTATCACATCAGTATGGGCAAATGGGTCTTCTGGTACATCTGGTCAGGTCCTTGTTTCAAATGGAACAGCAGTATACTGGGGAACTGGCACATCTGGTTCAAACACATATGTTCAGTTTAATGATTCTGGTGTTGCTAATGGTGTTGCCAGTTTTACTTTTGATAAAGACACTCAAACTCTTTACAGTCAAAATGCTGTTTCTACTCAATATTTACTTGCAACAAACCAAGCAAGAAACCTAACAACCAACTATAACTCAGTCAGTGGTGCTGTTGGTGTTGCAACAGATTTAACTGTTGGTGCTTCTGGTACAGGTGGTAATGTTTCTGTTCCTTCCACTGCAACAATTAATATTGGTTCTACCACAGTAAACTCAACGATCTATACTGGTACTGCCAACAATGCCAACAATCTGGGTGGTTATGATGTTGCAAATGTGCAGTCCTGGATTACCTCTAATGCTTCTGCTGCATATACTAATGCCACTACATATGCTGCTTCTATTTCTGGTACTGCATACTCCAATGCGATGTCAGATACTCTATCCAGGAGTGGGTCTTACACAGGCAACAACACATTTGGTGGCACCAATACAGTTATTTCGTCTAATCTAACTGTATCTTCAGCAAAGATATTTGCTTATGCTGCAGAATTATCTGTCAATAACGTAACAATAACAAACGATCTGACCGTCAATGGCAATACGAATCTTGGCAACAATATTACTGATACAATTAATGTTCTTGGTGTTGTTACTGGCAACTTAAATCCATCTGCCAACGTTACTTATTATCTAGGTAACAATTCCATGAGATGGAATGAGGTTCATGCCCAGAATGTTCATTCTACTACTGGTTACTTTGATGGCAATGTTCAAATATCTGGTGACCTTTTTGTCACAGGTAATGTAACAACAACCAATGTTAACTCAGTTGTTGTTTCTGACCCCATGATTTATTTGGCAGGAAACAACTATACATCAGACTTGGTTGATATTGGTTTTGCTGCTAACTATAATGATGGAACAAACAGACACACTGGTCTATTCAGAGATGCTTCTGATGGGGGTGTATATAAGTTGTTCTATAACCTAGAACAAGAACTTTCTGGCAATAACGTTATAGATGTTAATGATGCTTCATTTAGAATTGCCACTTTAACTGCATTTCTATCATCTTCTGGTCTAACAACCAACGCAACTCACATTGCCATTACTGCCAATTCAACTGTCAACGTATCAATAACTGCTAATTCGTTGTCTCTGGCAATACCACTTTCTGGTACTTCTGGTGGTACAGGGTATAATTCTTATACTGCTGAAGATATTCTGGTTGCTAATACTTCCAACGGATTTAGAAAACTTTCTCTGGGAACAGATGGGCAAGTTCTACAATCAAATGGTTCTGCATTGCTCTACGATTCTTTGGATGGAGGATCGTTCTAGGGACCCACTTTTACAAAATGGAGTGAAATATGGATGATAATTCTGACAATATGCACCTGCTTTATATTCAAAAACAAGAGCAGTTGTTACTTGAACACATAAGAGGAAGAGTTGATTATGAAATTAAATTGCACATACTTAACGACAGAGTTACTAAATTAACGGAACAAGCAAACCATTTACAAATGACTCTTCAATCTCAGCAGGATATCAATAGACAAGCAATTGAATCTTTTGAACGAGTTTCAGAAGAAAACTTTAGATTGAAAGATATTTCAACAAGACTAGAACAAAAGGTAGCAGAACTAGAATCTGGTTCTTCTGAATTGACAACCAAAGTAATAGAATTCAACAATCAAAAATCTTCTTATGAAAAGAGAATCAAAGACCTACAAACAGAAATAAATAGACAATCAGAGGAATTAGAAAGATTATATAATCAATCTAATCCTAAAAAGAAGAAAAAACCAGAATTGCTGGTAGAACAACCAACGGATTCTGGAACTTTTTAATTAAGTCAGTATATACTGATGTACAAGAGGACCAAAATTGGCAAATACAGTTTTCAAACTCCGACGTTCGTCTGTCGCAGGTAAGTCACCAAACACATCTACGTTAAGTATTGGTGAACTTGCAATCAATCTTACAGACCGTAAGTTATATTCATCTGATGGTTCAAACATATTTGAAACTGGTAGTAATCTAACATCACTATCAGTTTTTTCTGATTTAACTGTTGGCAATTCTTCTGTTAACACAGTTGTTAATTCATCATCTATAACTGTTAAATCTATTATTGCTAATGGAGAAGTCGGGTCTTCCACTCAAGTATTGTCTTCTAATGGCAGTGGAATCTATTGGGCAAGTCCTTCTGCTGGGTCTATAGCAGGTTCTAATACTCAAATTCAGTTTAATGATTCAAGCACTGCCAACGCAACTGCTGGTTTAACATTCAATAAAACTTCCAACACACTTTCGGTAGGAAACTCAACTGTCAATACGACAGCAAATGGGTCTACAGTGTTACCAGGAATAATGTATCACAACTATCAAACAATAAGTAGTAATTATACTGTTCCCAACAACTATTCAGCATCAATGGTAGGACCAATAACAGTAACAACTGGTACTACCCTAACAATAAACTCTGGAGCAAGGTTTGTGGTGATTTAATGTCAGAAATAGTAGTAGCAAACGTATTTTTTTCATCAGACAAACAAACGGGTATTGTTGGAGGCACGAGCAATACATTTTCGTTTAATGTTGATAATACACAAGTAATTGCTGTTAACTCTACATCGTTTTCTGTCAGGACTGGTAATAATGTTACAGTAGACATAAAAGCACTTATACAAATTTATTCTTTGGCAACATAGGATCAAAATATGAAAACACTAATACAATTCAAACCTTCTTTTGACCCTATAAGTAAAACATTAGATTTCAGTTTATTTCCTGGGTTCTCTTTAACAAAAGTATATGCTGTTATTAATGTAACCAGAAATACTCCAATATATATTCCAGGAATTGCTGATTATGGAATATCTTCTGTTGTAGGGTCTCTGGTAACCTTATCATTTAACACAACATCACACAGTTCCTCTGATATTTTAAATGTTTATTATGAAGCACAACCTGGATTTGAATCCAACACACCAGAAGAATTTGGTGGACAGTTGCAGATGATGCAAGAAACTCTAAATCAGATTCTTGTAGAATTGAAATTACAAAATTATATTATGACTGAAGGTTTTAGTAGAACGGTGTCAATAAGAACAGAAGAACTACAACAACTGCGTGATGATATAAATAATCCATTAAACACAATAACAACTTCACAATAAGAGGTAAAAATGATTATTCAAGGACAGGTTGGACAACCTACTACAACATCTATTGCTTCTGGTTCTACTCCAGCAGTTCGTCAAGGACAACTTGGTGATATGATTGTTTCAGAACTACATGGTAGATATTATGAAACAGCATATCGTCGTAATATGTATACTGCTACTTTGACTTCTGGTACTACCACTTCAGCAGCACTTTCAACCACATTTACTGGTCTTTTGCTACTAAATCCAAACAACTCACAGGTCAATATAGTAGTTAATAAGGTTGGTTATGCATTTCTAGTAGCATTTGCTGCTGCATCAGCAATTGGTCTTCAGGTTGGAAACCAATCAGCAGCATTACTCTCTGGTCTAACTACAACAAATACCGTTGTGAGGCCTAACTTTGTTGGTGCTGGTGTTGGTACTGCTCTAACATATTCTGCTGCCACTACATCAGGACCAGTATTGCAACAAATCTTTGGTGCTGGTTTAACGGGTGCTATTACTACAACTCCTGCTGTTTATTCATATTTTGATATGGAAGGGGGATTGATTCTTCCTCCTGGTGCTTGGGTTGCATCCTACACTTCAACAGCATCTGGTGCTTCATCTATGCTTGCTTCATTCCAGTACGAAGAAGTTCCTCTCTAATAAAAAAAAAATCAAAATACCAGATACTTTTTGTGTCTGGTATTTTTTTATTATATAAATACTAAAAACAACAATGCTAAAAGGGAGAATGAACTTTGGCAGATAAGAATTTTGCCGTTCGTCACGGTCTAGTAGTCAACGGGTCTATTCTAGTAACCAATGCCACCAAAGTTGGTATTGGTACATCCACTCCATCAGTTTCCTTGCACATCAACGCAACAGATGCTCTGGTTATACCAGTTGGTAACACAGGTCAAAGACCATCTGGTGCCAATGGTTTCATACGTTATAACACTGAAGTTGCCACCTTTGAAGGATTTGCCAACGGTTCGTGGGGTCCTATTGCTGGTATAGGTTATTACAAAGGTAATAAAGGAACAATTGGCACTGCTGATGCAGCAAACAATATATTCAGAATCAACGCAAATACTCTGTCAGCAAATGTCACTTTTACTGCTGGTGAGAATGCATCTGCAACAGGTCCTATCACAATTGCTAATGGTATCACGTTAGCAGTTGATGCTGGTGCCAGAGTTTCTATCGTATAAAGGAATTATAGATGAGCACGTTATCAGTCACAACTATTTCTACAGCAAATGGAACCACAGACCTAACATTAACTACTGGAAACACTTCTGGACCTGCTATTGTTGTTGGTACAGGTGGAACGATTTCATATAACAACACCACTACATTTTCTGTTGGGGCAAATGTTGTTGTTAATACTTCAGCAATATCTGTTGGTAATTCTACTGTCAATGCTGTAGTTAATTCTTCTGCTTTATCAATTGGTAATTCTACTGTCAACGTTGCAATTACTTCAAGTACCCTTCGCATAGGTAACTCGTCTGTTGGTATAACTTTTGCAGCAAACGGTAACGTTGGTCTTGGTGGTAACTCTACTCCAACAGTTGAATTATATGTCAATGGTTCTGCTGCTGGTGCTGTAGGTACTTTATCAGATGGTGCTAATGTTGCTGTTGATCTAGCAACATTCAACAATTTCACTTTGACACTAAATGGTGCCAGAAACTTGGATAATCCAACCAATCTGGTAGTTGGTCAGTCTGGTGTTATTTGGGTATCACAAAATTCAACTGGTGGTCAAACATTATCTTATGGGTCGTTCTGGAAGTTTCCAGGTAATACTGCACCATCTTTGACATCTACTGCATCTGCTGTTGATGCTATTGTTTATTCAGTTAGAAGTTCAACATCAATTACAGCACAAGCAATTCTAAACGTAGGATAATATAATATGAGTTTACCTAATGAAGTTTCACCATTACTGTTTGGTCAAAAAGAGTATGAAATTGCTAGGTCATTGAGATTTAATTCTGCTGATTCTGCTTATTTGAACAGAACTTTTACTACTCCTACAAGTGCAACAATTTTTACTCTTTCTTTGTGGGTCAAAAGAGGATTGATTACAGGCACTTACAGATTGTTTGGAGCATCTACAACAACATTTTTGACATTCAATTCCTCTGATCAAATCAATCTAACATTAAACGGAACATCTGCTGCAACAACAACAGCAGTTTATCGTGATCCATCTGCATGGTATCATATAGTATATCAACAAAATGGAAATGCTCAAACGATATATGTGAACAATACTTCTGTTGCAACAGGCACAACAGCAGCAGCAATTTTTAATACTGCTATTGCTCATCAAATTGGTGCTGCTAACACTACAAACTATTTTAATGGTTACCTAACAGAAATCAACTTCATTGATGGTCAAGCACTAACACCATCTTCTTTTGGTGAAACAAGTCCAACTACAGGGGTCTGGATACCAAAAAGATATACAGGAACATATGGTACCAATGGGTTCTATTTGTCATTTGCCAATAATGCTTCCACAACAACTCTGGGATATGATGATGCTGGTGGTATTGCTGGTTCTGGTGCAGGTTCTAATGATTGGACCTTGAATAATTTTTCTGTGACTGCTGGTGTGGGTAATGATAGTTTGACTGATTCACCAACGAACAATTTTCCAACACTAAGTTCAATTGATAAGAATGCTAGTTCTGTATTATCAAATGGAAATCTTAATTTTACAATAAACTCCACGGCTTCTGTATATGGTGTAAAATCAACCATCGCAATACCAAGATCAGGAAAATGGTATTGGGAAGTGACAAATGTTATTGCCAATCCTTATCTTGTATATTTGGGTCTTACAAAAGCAATTCAATTAGGAAGTTCTGTTACTCTAGGCACAGACACAACAATGGGTATAAGTTGGTCTGAATTTGCATCTTATGATCAAGCGTGGATTGACGATTGGACTCCGGCTGTATTTAATAGTTGGGCAGGAATGTCTTCTCCAAAATCTGCAAATGATGTTGTTATGATTGCAATAGATGCAGATAGTGGAAAACTTTGGTTTGGTAAAAATGGAACATGGTGGAATACATCAGGAACAGCAAATCCTGCAACAGGAACTGATCCAAGATTTAGTAGTATTGATATGACTTTAGAGTGGGTTCCTTATGCACAATCATATTTTACAACTTATCCTGATTTGGCATTTAATTTTGGTCAAAGAGCATTTGCTTACACTCCTCCTTCTGGATTCAAAGCATTATCTTCGCAAAATCTACCAACCCCAACAATACTCAATGGTTCTAAGTACATGAATGCTGTTACTTGGACTGGTACAGGTTCTACCAGATCAATAACAGGTGTTGGTTTTCAACCTGATCTCGTCTGGTCTAAATCCAGATCAAACGCAGAAACCCACAAACTGGTTGATTCAGTAAGAGGTGCTACCAAAGCATTGTCATCAGAAACAACTGGAGATGAAGTAACAGAATCTGGTATTACATCATTTGATGCTGATGGATTTACTATAGATGGTGCAACAGACACTGGATATAATACCAACACATACACTTATGTTGGTTGGTCATGGAAGAAAGGTGTAACACCAGGATTTGATATTGTTACATATACAGGCAATGGATCAGCAAGAACAATATCACATTCTCTAGGTGCAGTTCCACATTTTATGATTGTCAAAGCAAGAACAACAGCAAGTACAGACCAAGGTTGGGCAGTTTATCATAGAAACAACACAGCAGCGCCAGAAACAGATTATTTGTTGTTAAATTCAACAGCAGCAACAGCAGACTTGGATACTGTATGGAACGACACAGCACCAACATCTTCTGTGTTTTCTGTTGGAACCAGCGCTCTTACAAATACTAACAATGATACTTATCTTGCATATCTATTCACAGAAATAGCAGGATTTAGTAGATTTGGTTCTTATACAGGCAATGGAGCAGCAGATGGTCCATTTGTTTGGTGTGGGTTTAGACCAAGATTTGTTGTTATAAAAAGAACAGATAGCACTGGTGATTGGTGGGTATATGATACCGTTAGAAATACCATAAATGCTTCTGTCAACAAAATATTATTCAATTCAAATGCACTAGAAGATACGTCTGGTGAAGACATTGATATTCTATCTAACGGTTTCAAAGTAAGAACAACTGCTGCTGGTATAAACACATCAACAGCAACTTATGTTTTTGCAGCATTTTCTGAAAATCCCTTCAAATATAGCAGAGCAAGATAAAGGTAAAAAATGATATTACTAAACGGAAAACCATATGCAATTGATACACCATTCACAGATTCTAATGGTACTCAGTATCCTGCTAATTGGTACAGACTGGCAACACAACAACAAAGAACTGCTGTAGGTTTTACAGAAGTACCAGACCCACCACCAATTGATGAACGATTCTATTACATCAACACAGATGGTTCTGTTACTCAAAAACCACTTTCACAATGTCAGGATTACTATAAGAATCAACTAGCATCTATTCGTTGGACATATGAATCCAAAGGCATTGTCTATGATAATCATAAGTATTCAACAGATCAACAATCAAGAGTCAATTATCTTGGGGCATTCATTCAAGCATCTGCCAATCCAAACTTTACAGTACAATGGAAAGCACTAAAAAACGATGAATCCAATCAATCAGAATTCGTTACTCTAAATGCTAATGATGTTATCAATATTGTTAATGGTGGAACTGATTATATTTCCAAATGCTTTGCTCATGAAGAACTTCTAAGAATAGATGTTGATGCAGCAACTACACTAAACGAAATGTTGATGATTGATCTAAATACTGGATGGCCAAATAACTCTTACTAAGGGAAAATGAACTTAGATGTCAATTTTACAGAATAACAAACAATGAATAGCAATTATTGCACTTATTTGACAACATATAAAGGTAATAAATTACCTCCTTTTTATATAGGGTATACGACTGTTAAAAACATTCAAAAGGGATACAGAGGTTCTGTAGCATCAAAGAAGTACAAGGAAACATGGTTATTAGAATTAAAACAAAATCCTGAAATGTTTAACACTAAAATAATTTCGTTACATAATAGCAAAGAAGAAGCAAAGCAAAAAGAAATTAAATTGCAAAAATCTTTGAATGTAATAAAAAATGAAATGTATATTAATAAAGCAATTGGGCATCATTATGATAACACAGGAAATAAACATTCAGAAGAAACAAAAAAACGTTTGAGTATAATGAGAATTGGTAAACCTAGTAAAAGAAAAGGTATAAAAACTCCTGGCATCGGTGGAGTAAAAAAAGGAAATATACCTTGGAATAAAGGTCTTAAAGGTGATTACAAAATATCAGAGGAACACAAAAATAATATATCCAACTCTATGAAAAGACATGTAGAAAAACACGGAGTATGGAACAAAGGAATACAAACTGGTCCTAAAAAAACAAGGGGCATTTATAAATGGTATCATGATCCAAAAACAAATGATCGAGGAATGTATTGTAAAGGACAACAACCACAAAATTGGATACAGGGGTTGAATATATCTAAAAAAGGAAAAGTTTGGTATCATGACCCTTCAGATATAACAAAAACTGTGTTTGTTTACGAGAACCAACAACCAAGTGGTTGGATTCGTGGTAGAGGCATAACAGGTAAAAGAAAAAAGGAAAGTAAACCATGAGTGTCCTTCAATGTAGTAATATTCATTTTGAGTCAACAGCAAACAATAGAATTCAATTAGGCAGTTCTAACACATTTAGTTTTATTGCTGGTGGTGTTACTGCAGCAACAGTCAATTCTACTGCTCTGTCTGTTTCAACTCTAGCACTTACCAATTCATTTTCAATAGCAACAGCAAACGTAGCATCCCAAACTTTAACAGATGGTGCTACGATATCATGGAATACTGCATCAGGTCAAATAGCAACCGTTACTCTTGGTGGTAATAGAACTTTTCTTGGACCAACAAATTTGAAAATTGGTACTTACGTACTGAATGTTATTCAAGATGGAACTGGTAGTAGAACGGGAGACTTCTCAAACACCGTATTTAAGTTTCCTGGTGGTGTCAAACCCACTTTAACAACTACTGCCAATGCCAGAGATATTATATTCTTTTATTCTGATGGAACAAATATGTATGGTTCATTTCTACCGGATGTAAAATAATGTTTTTAATGTTACCAAGACCAACACAAATTGTTAATATTTCTGCTACGACAAACAACGTTAACTTGTATACAACTGCAGGTTCTCCAACGTTTCCGTTGAATTTGTTGTGTTTCATAAATGCAAATGTTGGGTCTTCATCGTCAGCAACTCCTGCATTTCAAACAGGAACTGGTTGGATTGGTGGGTCTTTGTTGTATATTGACAATAATGCAACAATAACAGGTGGTACAGGAAGTCCAGGTTCAACCGGAAGCACAGGAACAACAGGCACAAATGGCGCTGGTGGTGCTGGTGGTGCTGGTGGTCCTGGTGGTCCTGGTGGAGGTGGGTCACCAGGAAATACTGGAGGAACAGGTGGTACCGGAGGTACAGGAAATTCTGGCGGAATATCTTTGAGCGTTGCAACCATTACTGGTCTAATAACTCAAATAGACAATGCTGGATCATCAATTATAGGTGGTCCTGGTGGCAATTTAGGGTCGGCGGGGGTTGCTGGTGGTACTGTTTATGGTGGAAATCCTGGTGGTCCTGGTGGTCTTTGTGGATCTTCTGGACCACCAGGACCACCAGGATCTACGGGTCCATCGGGTACAAGAGGAACAGCAGTATCAGGAAATTCAAACATCAGATGGATAAACACAGGAACAATAACAGGGTAATCAAAGATGTTAATTAAATACAAAATCGTTGAACTATATGAAGATGATAGAACAATGGTGGTTCGTTATTATACAGATGTGTTGTCAGAAAAAGATTTGGAATCTGTACCTAATCCAGATGATCCAAACAAACCAATAAGGTGTAAATCTGATGTCTCATTGTCAATTCCTTTACCGGAACCTTCTGCTGTAGAATTAGAAAAATTGATCTTGAGAAATGCCCCTATTGCTGGTCTAGAAGTTTTAGAAAAATTAAAAATACAACCAGAACTAAAACCTTTAACAGCAATATTGTCTATGGTCAATGTTGAAGTATCTAAAACAAAGGAAGATATTTTAAATTTAGTACAAGCACCAGTTCGACTGAGCAACGCAGAAATTGATGATATCTTTTCTGCTAACACAGCAGCAAACACATCACAATGATTCACTATTACGATAACAAAAACAACATTTATACTAACCATATAGATGCTATTAAAAGTGGTAATATCAGTTATTTGTATTATCATGATGATTTTTTTATGCAACAAAACTGGCAAACTCGTTCTATTTTTTCATTAGAACAATTATACAGAATGAGAGCAGAAGAACTGCGTGAAAAATACGAATATGTTGTGTTGTGTCTTTCTGGTGGAATAGATTCTAGAAATGTGTTTGAATCATTCTATAACAATGATTTGTTAATAGACCAAATAATTAGTGTTGGTGCATTTTCTCAAGACTCTTTCAAAGGGTCTGATGAAAACAACAATAAAGAAATTTACGTTAATGTTGATGATTTGTTAAAAAGAGTAAGTTTACCCAATACTAAAGTGTCGTTAATTGATTATACAGAAATGTTTCAAGATATCAATCAACTTTCATTGATATCAGATTACGGCAACGAATGGTTTAGGCATATTGGTTATTGGAAATCCGTGATTCAAATCTTTTTTAGAGATATCCATAAACACATCAATAGTGGAAGCAAAAAAACGTGTGTTATATTTGGATCAGGTAAAACGAGTGTTAATTACGATTCACTAATCTCAAAACACTATTTTAATTTTTCTGAAATAGAATTGATTGATTATGGTAACATATATTCAAAAGAAAATATAACACGTGAAAATTTCTACTGGGGAAACAGTCCAACATGTGTGGAAATTATCAAAAAGCAAGCAGAGTCCCTAATAGACTTCAAAAGATTGTTGAACAACGACGCAACATTCAACTATAATTATAATAGAATTTTTAACAGACTGATATACAAAACTGTTCAACGTCCTCTTGTTATTCCAACACGAAAATCTACAAACAGTTACTTGAGTATTCGTGATCAATATATGAAAAGAAAGCAGAACAGTGATATTTTTAGTATATACGCAGACGGAATCAAAAAACTAAATCAAGAAATAGGTCTTTCATATCGTCCTCATCTTTCAAGACCATATTATTTCAATTTTTGAATAATTTCAGTAGTAACACTTTTCATATAGTTCAATAGTAAATATATTTCTTTATGAAAGATTGGATTGACATCTATACCAATCTTTCTTGCTTCTTCAACATATTGTTTATCTACGACTGCTTTATCAAATGCAGTTCTCAAACGAGTTTTCATCGTTTCTGGTATATTTGGTGGTGCAACGAATGGTCTTAGTATCCAAGATTGAGATTCAAAATATCTAACAGAACTATCTGGGTACAATTCTAATAACGTTGGCACATTTCGGTATTCTGAATGTCTAATATTACCATTGCCAAATTGTAACAGCACTTTTACGTTTGTGTCATTTAATATAGACAGTCCTGTTGTTTTCATTCCAGTCAATGCATTGAAAAACGCATCTATTTCTTTTCTTTGAAAAGCAAGACGAATATCTGTATTATTTCTATATCCTGATATGATCTTAAAATTCAAATTGCCCAATCTATTGACAACAATTGCAGGATTTCCTATGGATATTGCATCTGTTCCAATAATTAAATTTTCCACTATTGATTTGTGAGAGAACAATAAAACAGGATCAACTCTACCATCGTTTGTAGAACCTAACCATGTAAATTCTATTGGATCAAACTTGATGTTTATATCACCAGCATACGCCATAAAAGGCACGTTGCGGTTAAAAATACCAATCGTATAACCATCTTTTTCAGCAACATTAAACAAATAATTTGCTGCGTTTATTGTTGCTGCACCAGGAACAACTTTATACTCTACTGATGTTATTTCTGGTAAATTCTTTATCAGATATGGAACAAACAAACGAGCATTTACTGTTGGTCCATCTTCATGTGATGGAACTATTACAGTTAACGTTTTTCCTAATGCAACGTTGCTATATAACATCAAGGCAAACAGTAAAAAAAATCTTTTCATAATTTCCTCATGTAAATTTAGGCCCCAAACACCAAACTACCAACGATCTTCTTCTACCTTTAGTTACAGGTGTTACTCTATGACACATAAATGATGGAAACAATAATGCTCTTCCTTTTTTAGCAGGCAGCACAGTAGGTGTTAATTGATTACCTGTATTTAGATGAAATTCACCACCTTCAAAATCATCATTAAGCAACATTGTCAAAGACAACTTTCTGGGTTCAAATTCTTCTGTTGAACTGCCTATATTCATATCCATGTGCCAATCATAGTTTCCTTTTTGTTCAGCATCATATGTAGTATATTGAAAAGAAGTATATCCATTCAACACAAAACCATAAAACATCTCATTAGCACTCTGCAGAACAAAATTTACTTTATCAAATATCCATGATGTTTCTGGTGATCTAGCATGAAAACCAATTTTAGATATTCGTACTTTTTCTATTTCTTCCTGTGTTTTACCACCATAAGTAACACCAGACTTTAATTCTTGCGATTCACAATACTCAACAATTTTATCCAATTCTTCATCTGTAAAAGCACCATCCCAATAGCACCAGGGTTCTGTTACTGTTGATCTTCTCACAGGATCATTATAAATCGTTGTATATCTCATTAGAGTCTCCATAACTAAAAAACATAAATACTATTCTAGTATACCAATATTTATGTTAGGACGCAACATGGAAACATATCAATCATGGTTTATCAATAAGTGGAGACCAGCAATTGCATGGTCTTATCTGTTTGTTTGTCTATTTGACTTTGTCGGATTGCCTATTCTTTATTCAGCAATATCAGAAAACGTTGATAAACTAATAGACTGGACACCATATACGCTGAAAGGTGGTGGTCTATACCATATGGCAATGCTTACAATAGTAGGTGTTACTGCATGGGGTAGAACACAAGAAAAATTAACTTTGATGAAACAAGCACTAGAAAACAATAATTCAGAACAAAAGGTGCAATAATGCTATTAACAATATTATCGTCTCTGTTTGGTGTAGCATCTGCTGTGCTACCAAATCTTGTAAAGATAATGGAAACGAAACAGGATAACAGACATGAAATTGAACTTACTAAACTCAAGATGGAAGCAGCATCTAAGGGATTGGAACTTACTGCCATCGCCGAAAGTGCTAAAGCAGATGCTGAAGAATCCAATTCTGTACGACAACATGATACTGCTATTCATACTACTGGTTTTCTTGAAGGACTCAGAGCGTCTATACGCCCTGTTATAACATACTGTTTCTTCTTTATGTTCTGTGGAGTCAAAATTGCCATTGTTTATGTAATGTTAAAACAAGGACATAATCCAAACGATATTATTAATGCTGTCTGGGATCAAAATACAATGGCGGTGTTTGCTGGTATTATTTCATTCTGGTTTGGTAGTCGTTCAATGATCAAACTAAACGAAATGTATAACATTAGAGTAACACAACCTTCAAATTTACCTTCTAATCAAATTCAAGTTAAGAAAGGAAAGTAACATGACAGAACTAATTGCTTTTTGTGTTGGATTGCTTGTTGGGTGGAATTTTCTGAAGCAACCTCAATGGGTCAAAGATAAAGTTGATCAATTAATTTCAAAGATCAAGAACTAAAATAAAGAAATCCTCTGTGATATAAATACAAATAAAACACAGAGGATTTTTTATGGCTGTACCTACTACTAGAGCTGAATTTAAAGAATATTGTCTGCGTAAACTAGGAAAACCTGTTATTGAAATTAATGCAGACGACGATCAAATTGAAGATCGTATTGATGAAGCTCTTAAATATTTCTGGGATTATCATTTTGATGGTTCTGAAAAAATTTATTATAAACATTTATTAACACAAGAAAATATTACTAACAAGTACATACAATTACCAGAAAATATAATTGGTGCTGTAAATATTTTTGAAATAGGTCAAGCTCTAAACACCAACAATTTGTTCAATATCAGATATCAGATAGCATTAAACGATTTATATACTCTAACTTCTGTATCGATGATTCCTTATTATATGGCTCTCACACACATTCAATTTTTAGAACAAATTTTGGTTGGTAAACAACCTTTAAGATACAATAGACATAATAATAAATTATATATTGATATGAAATGGGATATCGTAAATCCTGGGGATTATGTCATAGTAGAAGCTTATCAAATATTAGATCCAGAAACATACACCAAAGCATGGGGTGATCGTTGGTTAGCTAGATATGCTTCTTGTTTAATAAAACAACAGTGGGGTTCAAATTTAACTAAGTTTACTGGTATGCAACTTCCTGGTGGTATAAAATTTAATGGTGAAAAAATATATAACGATGCTACAGCTGAAAGAGAAGCATTAGAAAGAGAAATGATCTATTCTTATTCAATTCCCGCAACTGATATGATAGGTGCATTTGCGCCGCTTATACTAAATACTTCTATTGGATTATTAACCGTAATAGGAGTATTGAATGAAATATGGAATAGTTTACCTCTGGTATGATAGTTATAAAAAGAAATTTTATATAGGGTCTCATTGGGGAACAGAAAATGATGGATATATTTGTTCCTCTACATATATGTAACGAGCATATAATAAGAG